TTCCGCAGCAGCCGCGCCGTCGGCAAAAAGCTGCAGGTCAAGCGTTAGGTAATTGTTTGTATCTTTCATGCTTACTCCGTTTCTGCCCGTACCGTGGGCGAATCGTTGTGTAAAAGGCGCAGAATAAGCCGCAGCACGTGCTAAAGCTCTGCATTCAGCAAAATATACTGCGGGTAGGTCTGCGCCAGCAGCCGAAAACCCGTCTGTATTATTTCAAAACAGCGCCGCAGTTCAGCCTGCGCCCTTTTCTTTGGAATACAGCAAACACTCGCGTAGCCATGCTCTAATATTATCACAGGCTTTTTTTGAAGGGCACCCCTGATATAAATATTTTTCACATATTCCGCCAGAGTCTGCACAAGAATGCTCACAGCCGAGCAGATGATATCCTGCCCGATAGGAGCAAAGCCTGCGTGTCCGCAAACCGTAAGCCTCAGCCGCCTATGCGATTTATCATAATAAAAGTCTATATTTGTCATATTAATCGGGTGCGGTCAAACCCGCCGTGCGCGCTCTTGCTTCCTTTGTGACTTTAGACTCATCTCCGACATGTTCACCTGACAACATCGTTGCCGCAGCAGCCGGAACACCTGATGCAAACTGTGCTGCAAGTTCGTTTGCAATATTGCTTCCTTTCAACTCATCAACCATTTTCGCAAGCATCAGCATTTGCTGCTGCATCTGCATCATCTGATTATACATTCCGCCGTTTTGCGATATGCGCTGCATTATAAACTGCTTGCGGTCAAAATCCATCATTTCAAGGCAGGCAAGCGCCTGGTCGGCAAGCTGCGGATTGAAAAATCCCGCGCCGTAAAACTCAAGCGCCAGCTCATTCTGGCTCATTTTGCTGTACGGGCTTTGCTTTTGCGCCGTCACTTCAATGTCAAACTGCGGCAGTCTGAAGCCCATATCAACACCCATGTCAACGCCCTGGCTCTGCGGGACAATGCCCGCGTTGCTGAACCGCACATACTGCGCAGCTCCGTTTTCTCCCATAATACGAAAGCAGCGCGGCAGGTCATAAAACTGCCGAATCAGTTCTATAATCATCAGACACATTTTTCTGAACGCCCTGTACGCCGCACGGTTATTATCCCGCGACAGCTTGCTGCCGGCCTCCTGCATTGCCGCAATGGCAGACGCCGCCGTAACTCCCGAGCTTGTGCCACCTGTGGAAATATCGCGGTTGCCCGTCGTCTCCTTGAGCTCGTCAATTTTATTATTGAGCACATCTACATAAATGCCAGACAGCGATTTGCCCGTCTCCGGCAAAATACTGTCCTGTCCTAAATTGCCGTCAACGTGTATAAACCTCTTTGTACGGTCGGCATATTCCTCCTCGCTGACACTGCCGTCACCGCGTATAAAATAGCGCGGAGCGGCATTTGCCAGCATATTTTCCATGACCGCCTGGTTTCCGCGGTCGATATATGCCTGAGCGTCCTTCCCGATATCTATATACCCGAAGCCTGTCGGCGTGCCCTCCACCTGGTAGAGTGTGTCAAAGATAAACGGATACATACCGTGGTCGTACCATCCTCGTTCCCTCAGCTGCGGGTCGTTCTCGGTTGCAAACAGTACTGTATCATTGACATACTTGCAGTAATGCAAAAGCTTTTTGCCGTTTTGATATTTATGATAGTACCAGTCTATAACAACAGATTTGTTGGTTGTATCAACACTGTCGTCATAGGTATATTTTGCAATATCGGGCAAGGACGTGCCGAGCTTGCCTTCAAGAGACGGATAGCTCTGCAAAAGCAGGTCGTTGTCGCACAGCTCTACATGAAACAGGTTGGAGGATCGCTGTATATCGGTGATACCCGGTTCCCAAAACAAATTTAAAAGGTCTACCTTACAGATTGAAATATCCCCAAGACCCGCCAGCTTTGACTTGTCCCAGAAAACGCCGTAAACACCCGTACCCGTTTTCAGCTTGTACATCCATGTATCGGAATAGACCTGCTCATAATCGCACTGATCCAAAATAACAGGGATTACGGAAGTAAGCATCTGTGCCTGAGCTCGGTCGCCCTCCTCACGCGGCAGAATATTCGGAGACGGAAAGCTGTCCATTGCATCGGCATGCTTATTTGCAATACAGTTAAAAAGCCATGCGGATACAGGCTGTATTTCGCTCTTTTTGTCACGCATACACTCCCAGTGACGCAGCTTATACCACTGCTCATTTTCCACTATCTTTCGTTCAAGATTTGCCTTGCCCTCCTTGTATTTTTGCAGGGTCATGTTGGCAGCCCGGAGCTGCGCGCTTCCGACAGCCAGTGTCTCGAGCTTTCGGTCTGAGGCAAAAACCCGCATATTATCAGCGTCGGTCATACCGTTATTAAAAGCAGCTGCCCCGCCGGACGGCAAGGCGTCATTATCCTTTTTCCGTTTGCTGAAAATTGCCATATTATCCTCCGATTATCTCTATTTTTCCCCGTCTGGGCTTTTGTGTTATATCCTTTTGCGCAATATCTAAAAAAAGCGATTGCGGGGTTGTATTATAGTTATCCGCCGGTGTCGACATACGCGGCTTTATAGGTCGGCTCATAAAAAGATAGCGCGCCTCATCCGCAGCATGGTCCTCACCGCTCGTGTCAAGGTCCTCTGGGCGGTTATCATCATACATCAAAAGAGGTATTGTACGAATAAATGCCTTACAGTTTTTAAAGACATAGAACATCGCAAATCCGTTTTCGTCAAATGCCATACGATAGTGCATCTGCATCCAGCCCGCAATTCGCTCATGGTCGCCCGGCGAAAAATACACATGATATTTTGCCGCGCGCTCTGCCAGCGATTCCCCCGTCTGCGCATCCCAAATCGCAGGGTCGGCAACGCCGTTTATGCGCTTTCCCCTAAGCCATCGATGCTCGCACTCTATGCGGTGTATTTCGGAAAACACTTTGTCGGGTGTCCACTTAACACCCTCATTGGGAGTTTTGGTGCAGCCGTACAGCTCCAGTATTCTGTATATCACTCCGTCGTCGCTGACGGTATTCCAGGAGCAGGAAAACGGTTTGTTATATCCCCAGTCAAAAGAGCGGTATATGTTCCAGTGTTCGGGAATTTCAAACGGTTCTATAACGTGCGTAAATCGGCGGTCTGAATAGTGTTCGGGCTTATCGGCAAATTCCTCGAAAAACTGACCTTCATACACATCCCACGAACCATAAAGCCACGCTTCACGCAGCTTCGGCGGCAGTGCTTCAAGCTGACGCACATAATCCGGCTGAGACTGCATCAATACGTCGTTGTCCGTCACAAGCGATTGGATAAAGGTATAGTCGCTTTCGTCTTCGCCCTCATCATACCGTCTGTCGATAAAAATACGCTTTATGTACTGATGCCCCTGTCCGCCCGGATTACAGGTGTAGTACACACGCTTGGGAAAATCATTTACTCCGCGAAGACAAGCGGTTATCGTCTTCATCTGGTGCTCGGAAAGCTGCGTTGCCTCGTCTAAAAATATGACATCGTACTCCACGCCCTGAAGTCTGTCGAGGTCGGCGTCCTTTGCACAGTATGCAAAATTTATTGTACTGCCGTTTTTGAATTTGAGTATCTTGTCCTTATCATTGTATTTTGCAATATTAAAAAGCTCAGTGCGCAGAATATTTATATGATTGTTTATAAGCTCGGGATAGGTTCGCCGCACGATTAAAATACGTATGCCGGAATAGTAGAGCGCAAGCAGCTTGGCTTTGGCACGAACCGCCCACGATTTACCGCCTCCCCGAGCTCCGCCGAACCCGATATGCTTTGTATTTGCTTTTAAAAACTGCTTTTGTTTATCGCTGGGGTTACCTATAATGACATTTGACATTTAACATCACCACTCTTATTTTGCATAATCCCGAGCGGTCTGCGTCATGACAACGCTGACTGCTCCAGCCTCGCCCTCCGGCTGAGCCTGGCGTTTCAGGTTAGCAATTCGCGCCTCCTGCTCTCGCATATCCGCGTCCGATTTGAGCATCTGTATCTCTTTTATATCCTTGAGCGCGGCTGTGAGCTGACGGTATACGGCAAGGTCACCGTCCGGTATCTGCTCCAACGATTTTTCAAGCTTGTCTAAAATCTTATCGGTAATTGTCATTATACGAGACACACGGCGTGCCTGAGCATCGGACAGGGCGGTAAGTGTTTTTGCATAAGTTTTTTTCAAATATTGCTTGCGCTGCTCCACCCACCCCTCTGCCTTTGAATGATTTGCTATTTGAGTAGAGGTAATCTTATACTTTAAAGACAGCTTACGATAGCTTGTATCGGTTGTCACATATTCGGTTTTTATTTTGTTCCAATCCATCGAAAACCCCTTTCTTTATGATTGTATATTAAGTGTTCTCTAAATTACACCCATATAAAGCAAAAAAGAGAAAGGCTGATTCCTTTCCCTTCACTTTTCATATTTGGAATAAAGCAGTGCAGCGACCATACACGCGCTTTTATGCTTTACGCAATGGCTGTTTATATACCGCATCATATCACCGCGCCCCGAAAAGGATAAATGAAGCGTTGAATTATCCTGTACTCCCTCACAGACAATACTATTTAATTTGCAGGATTTGAAAAACGGGCACTTTATTCTTTCTGTTATATAATCTGCCATTATGTATGCTCCTCTGCTAAGGTTGTGTGATGAGCGACGGTAATGTTTACCTGCCCGCCGCAATGCAAGCTTGTTGAGCTGTGCGGTTTTATTTTCTGTATGCCTTCAAGATAAGTACAGGGGCGTTTGACGCCGCCCATAGCCGGGGTATCGGCGCAGACTTTGCAGCACTCGTCGCAGACAGGCACGCCGTCGGGATAGCTGTGCTTATAAAGCGCCGTGCAGGGCTTTAGCCTGTCACGCGGTACGTACCGCCCGCAGTCAAGGCAGGTCACGGCGCCTCCTTCAGCTTGCCGCTGTCCGCAAGATAGGTATACCAGCCGTAGGAGTAATTTGTGCCGTGAGCTTTGTTGTACTGACTGACCTCATACTCTATCTCGTCAAGGCAGTGCGGTATCCTTATATCGGGCA